CAAGAGGTAAGGCAGCCATAGCAAGACTAGATCGTAATGATATAAACGATCATCTTGTATTAGGAGAAGGTGAGCTAGTTAAAGATAGGTTATGGAAAGCTAGACCAGTAAGGCCTGACTCTCTTATTAATGCAGCAGATGCTTGGGATTTGTTTACCAAAGAAACAAGTAAGCCTGTATCAGACTTTCCATTTCCAAAGCTGAACGAATACACAAGAGGTTTGTTTCCTAGCCAGATTTTTACAGTAGCTAGTGCTAGTGGTGCAGGTAAGTCCACAATATGCAGGGAGCTATGCCACCACTTCCTTAAAAGAAATATCAAGGTTGGTTACATTGGGTTGGAAGAATCAGTACAAAGAACTCTTCAAGGTCTTGTAGGTATTGACTTGAATATTCCTTTGCACTTAAATGAAGATGGCATAACTAAAGATGATCTGCGGATTGCGTTTGATAACCTCACATCAACACGCAATCTTTTTTTATACAACCACTTTGGTAGTCTTGAGCCTGATGTATTACTAGAACAGATAAGATATTTAGCTACTGTTGATGGAGTAAAGGTAGTCATACTAGATCACATAAGCATAGTCTTGTCTGGCCTTGAACTAGATAATGAACGCAAGGCAATAGATATAATAATGACCAAGCTTAGAAGTCTAAGTGAAGCAACTGGTATAGCTATTGTATTGGTCAGTCATTTACGCAGACCACAAGGACAATCACATGAGTCTGGCAGAGAGGTAGATACATCAGACTTGAGAGGATCGCATAGCCTTCTTCAGTTATCTGATGTCGTGTTATCTGCATCAAGAAACCAGACAGGAGATGCTAGTGAAAGGCAAAGACTACAGCTAAAGGTATTGAAGTCTAGACATACTGGCATGACAGGAGAAGTAGATAAATTATTGTACGACCAGAAGACAGGTCGGCTTGTTGTATATGAGGATTTTATTTAGCTATGACTTTACTTATTGATGCTGATTGGTTGATCTACAATTCTTGCTGTGCCTGTGAACAAGACACAAGATGGAATGATTGGGAGCATACTCTTCACTCTGATGAAAGAGACATACTTAATTTGATAGAGAATAGACTAGATGTTTATAGAAGTATTGCTGACAGTAAGCATGACATAGTTATGTGCTTTACTTCCTACCCTACATTTAGACATGAGATATTCCCTGAGTACAAGATCAACAGGATAGGTAAACGCAAACCACTAGCACTTAAAAGTGTAATCAAAGAAGTAAAAGAAAGATATGAAACTGTTGCCTATGAAAACCTAGAAGGTGATGACGTACTTGGTTTGCTTGCTACCAATGGCAGATACAAAGACCCGATAATAGTTTCAGTTGATAAAGATATGAGAACACTACCATGCAAACTCATAGCTGATGATTCGATAGAACATATCACCAACAAGAAAGCAAACAGACATTGGTTTGAGATGTCGTTAGCTGGTGATGCTGGTGACGGAATCCTTGGTATCAAAGGTATGGGTATGGTTACTGCTTCAAAGACTTTAGCTAATACACCTGATACCAAAGAAGCACTATGGTCTAAGGTACAGGAGACATATACTAAGAAAGGTTATACGATTGCTGATGCTATCTTGAACGCAAGGCTGACAAGAATACTGCGAGAAGGAGATTATGATTACAATACAGGAGAAGTAAAACTTTGGAACCCATAAAGAAAACCCCAAGAGGAACCACACCCTTGAGGTTTTCTTAGCGTTGCAACAAGGTAACCACTCCTTGCTATCCTTACACTAACATATAATATAGAAATAGCTCTTTAATTTTTGTGTCTTTACCAGTAATTACTGACGAACTTATACAAGCTTTAGATGCTGTGTTTCCTAACAGACACCCAGACCTATCGCTATCAGATCGAGAAGTGTGGTATCGTGCAGGGCAGAGGTCTGTTGTTGACTATCTAATCGAACAACAACTTAGGCAAAAAGAAACTATGTTAACTAACAGGGTATTGGAGAACTAGCTATGTGTTTTGGTGGAGGTGGTCCTACTCGACCACAAGTTGCAAAGTATAAAAGTAAGAATGACCCTGTTGTAATTACAGGTGAACAAGAAGGTCTTGAAGATACAAAGAAAAAAAGTGAGGCAGCAGATACTTTAAAAATTAAAAAACAAAAAGAAACTAAAAACTTTTCTAACCCAACTATTGCTACAGCACAAAAGCTAACGCAAACTAAAAAGAAGACTTTAATTTAGTTCATGCTAGTATAAAGAAAAAATAATATACACCTGCCATGTGTTTCGGATCACGACCTTCACCCCCACCTGCACCTGCACCCGAACCAGTTGATTCTCCTATAGAAGAAACTGCTGATGCGGTAGTTGTTGGTAAACAAAAAACGAAGAAGAAACAAGCTGATGGACAAATAGCTATGGGTAAAAAGATGGGAACTAAATCATTGCAAATACCATTGCTTACTAATCAAAAAGGTGGAGATTTAAACTACCCAACTTAATATGGAATACTCGGCACAAGGCACAACCGCAGCAGGTAGGTATGAAGCACTTGTTAGTAGTAGGTCTGTCTACGATAGAGAAGCAAAAGAATCTTCAAAGCTAACGATACCTAGCTTGATACCAGAACAGACATCAGGGACAAGGGCGAGGATAAAAACTCCCTTCCAAGCTACTGGTAGTCGTGGTGTGAACAGCTTGTCAAATAAATTATTAATGACTTTGCTACCTCCAAGCACATCATTTTTTAAATTAGAAATAGATGCTCTTGAGATAAGAAAGCAAGGGCAAGAACAAATGCAGAGTGAGATAGATAAAGGACTACGCACAATAGAAAATGCTTTGATGAATCAGATAGAAATATCCAATGATAGGGTTGCTATGTTTGAAGCTATCAAACATCTAGTTGTATCAGGTAATGTCTTGTTATATCTAACAGATGCAGGTCTTAAAGTATTTCCATTATCTAAGTTTGTCTGTAAGCGTGATGAAGTAGGTAACGTATTAGAAATACTAACTAAAGAAACAATACACCCACAAGCTTTACCTGCTGCTTTCTTAGAACAGATCAAGAAGAAAGAGAACTATGACGCTAAGACAATGACAGATGACCTTGATATATATACACATATAAAAAGGATTAATGATGATGTCTTCTGGTTTCAAGAATGTAAAGGAGAAAAGATACCAAACACAGATGGCAGATCAAGAGTAGATGTAACACCTTGGCTACCTCTTAGATTTATTAGGGTTGATGGTGAAGATTATGGTAGGGGTTATGTAGAGGAATACAGAGGAGACTTAATTAGTCTTGAGTCTTTAATGCAAGCAATAATCGAAGGCGCTGCTGCCAGTGCGAAAACGCTTTTTCTTGTAAATCCGAATGGGGTCACAAGGGCAGCAACTATTAGTAAAGCCCCGAATGGAGCCGTGCGAGAAGGTACAGCAGCAGATATTTCTGTGATGCAGGTTGGCAAGAGTGCAGACTTTTCTGTTGCTTTTAGTGCTATACAAAGAATAGAAGCAAGACTTGAGTTTGCTTTCTTGATGGCAAGATCAGTACAACGTGACGCAGAAAGAGTAACAGCAGCAGAGATAAATCTTATGGCACAAGAGCTAGAGAATAGTCTCGGTGGTATTTATAGTATCTTGACCCAAGAGTTTCAATTACCATATCTTAGAAGACGTATGCACCTATTAGTAAGACAGGGCAAAGTACCCAAGCTACCTGATGAACTGGTCAAACCTAAGATAGTGACAGGACTTCAAGGACTTGGTAGAGGTAATGATAGAAACAAACTGATTGAGTTTATTAGTACTGTAGCTCAAGCTTTAGGACCAGATGTGATGAGACAGTACGTTAATGTAGATGAAGCGGTCAAACGTCTTGCTACCAGTATTGGTATAGATACTGCTAACCTAGTAAAAACACAAGAACAAATCCAAGCAGAACAAGAAGCTGCACAACAACAGCAGCTTATTCAAAGTCTTGGACCTGCTGCTTTAGGCTCACCATTAGTTGATCCTAAAAAATTAGCTGATGCTTCACAACAATTACCAACGGAGGAACCTCAAGATGCCTAGTAAAAAGTCCAGTAGAAAAAGAGATGAAGACGGAAAGTTTGTCTCTGAAAAAGCTATCGTTAGCGAACTAGGTGTTAACGATACACCAGAACCAAACAAACCAAAAGTGGTCGAAACTAAAAATGGTCGTACAATGACTTATAACTAACCAAAAAAATTATGACTTCATCACAAGTAAATGTTTCAGAGACACCACCAATGTCTGCTAATGACTTGGAAGGTTTAAGAGATGAAAATGGTTTATACGCTGGCAAGTTTAAAACTGTAGAAGATTTAGTAGGAAGCTACAAAGAACTCGAAGGTAAGCTTGGTGCTATAGATCAAACCAGAGAAGAACCAGAAGGTGTAGCAGAAGAAGAGACAGAAGAACAAGAAACAGAAACTAACGATTCTGAATTTGATGCTGAAGAATTTTATGGAGATGGTCTTGCTTCGGTACTAGAAGAAGTTGGTATTGATCCAGTAGATATATCAAATCGCTTTGCAGAAAATGATGAGATCTCTGAAGATGATTACAGCAAGCTAAGTGAAGCTGGCTTCTCAAAACAAATTGTTGATACCTATTTAGATGGTCTACGCAATGCTTCTATGGCAGGTGAAGTAGATGCACAAGGTATTAGAGACTCAGTAGGTGGAGATGAAAGCTATCAGCAAATGGTTTCTTGGGCTATAGAAAATCTACCTGCTGATGATGTCAAAGCCTTTAACAAGTTAACTGATACAGGAGATGGACCTGCTATTAAGTTGGCTGTTCAAGGTATCTATTCACAATACAATAACGCTATGGGAATTGAACCAAATCTTTACTCAGGTCGTGCATCTACAGGTGGACCTACACCATTTAGATCTACGTCAGAAGTAGTAACTGCTATGTCTGATCCTCGTTGGGAGAAAGACGTATCTTATACAGAAAATGTAAAAGCACGTTTAGCAGGTTCTAACGTATTCGGCTAATGGCTAAACCTACGAACCCAACACTATACGCAAGAATTAAGGCTAAAGTAAAAGCAAGGGTCAAAAAATGGCCTAGTGCTTACGCAAGCGGACAGCTTGTTAGAGAATACAAAGCAGCAGGTGGAGGCTATTCTTAAAATGAAACAACTAACAGACAAACAAAAAAAGAATCTTGA